AACGTGTTTTCCGAATTTGGTCTTGGATTTACCTTGTTCCACTAATTCATTCTGTCTTTCCTGTGAGCGAAGTCCTTCAATAATAGCACAATCAAATTCCTTCACTACTTCATTAAAGACATTCTGAAGTTTAGCATCAACTCCCTTCATTCGTCCTCTGCTTCTCTTGCCGAATCTTGGCATTACTTAGCACCTTTGAATTTTGAAAAGAATCCTTTCTTCTTCTTTTTGCCCTTCTTCTTAATCTTCTTGCCTTTCTTCTTTTTCTTTTTAATCTCAGACATAGCAACCTCAGTAGTATCTAATACAACTGGCTGTGGTTGAGAACTATTAAGAATACTAATTAAAACTATTGTAGTAATTGATTTCATTTAAAACTCCTTCATAACTTTTTTTATTTTTTCAACCATCTCATCATCTTTCTTTGATGGTGTAGCTTTTGCTATCATACCTATAACCCATATGATAACACCTTTAACGCCACGTTTCTTTATTTCTCTTTCTACTAATTTTGAAGCCCAACTCATTTGGATTCTCCTTTTACCATTTTAGTTAATCCTTGAACTATGACATCTAAAAGAATATCATCTTTATCCGAAGGAGACATTTTTACAAGTTTTTCTAGAATCATGAATCCAAGTAGAACCCATTCCCAATTTGCTGATAACCATTCCATTATTTTGTACTCCATGTTATTATTATTGTTAAAATAGCCATACCACCTAATATATAATTACGCCAATTCTCTAGCAACCTTGTACGGCCATTAGATAATTTTAACTGTTCTTTAATATCTGGCAATTCTCTATTTAAGATTGTTTCAATACGGGTAAGCCTTTCTTTGACATCTCCACGATAGTCATCAATATTCTGATAATCCATTATTTAGGATTCCCATTAATTCTTCCACTTAAATAGCTTATCTTTTCTGATAAATCTGACATCTCACGAATCATATCTTCCCTATGTCTCAAGGAAACATCATCTGATTTATTCCATCTTTCAATTAGTTTAATAATCATACCTTCCATATTTGCTAATGTTTCAGATTGCCCACGATTTTCAACTTTTAAATCTTCTAATGTCTTTTGTTGAGCATCTGATTTCTTCGACATTGATACTACCAAGTAGACAAACATCACGCCTACTACGCCAATCATTCCAGCTTCGCCATATACTGCCATAAAATCCATTATTTCTTTTTCCGTTTTCCCCATGATAAGGGATTAATATTAAATTCTTTTTCATAGAAATTTACTTTCTCTTCGAGTTGCTCTCGTTGTATCTTTTCTTCCACCATATGTTTGTCCAGCAAATCACCAATCTTAACATCAGCAGCTAGCATCTCTTCTTCAAGTTGTCCAAGTCTACTCTCGATACGCCAATAGCCATAGACCAACATACCAACAAGTACAAGTAACTGACCCAACCACTTGAGATTAATAGAAACAATAGCATTGTCATCAACAACAGTGCCACGATAACTTCTTGCAGTTTTTGGGTTAGCCATTTAAACATACTATTTGGTGATTATAATCCCACATAAACATATTTTACAGGAATGTCGTATGATGTTGAAATATTGTCCATACTATACCTTTAAATGTTTAGATACCTCTTTACTACCACTATACTGAGGTACTATTCTTGTAAGAAGTTCTGATTTAGTTTCACTTCCACCATAAACAACTCCACGTTTATCATAGAAATCTTTTATTTCTGCTTTAGTATTGGTGTCAGTAGGATAATCTGCTTGTAACGTAGCGACACCATTTATTATATGATGTCCCCCTACTATCAATCTGCCATGTCCATCACCATGCTTCTTAGCACACTCAGTAACAAAGAACTCTTCAGCAGTCTTAAAACTATTAGTTTTCTTCGCTACTGTACTATCTACATCAACAAAGTAATCGTAAGACGAAGGGTACGTCAGAGTCTCAGTAGACCCATCTGCGTATGTTTTAGTGCGAGTAGCACCGGGAGTTGTATTTCTATGAATCCGTACTCGATGACCCTGACTACACCTTCTTACTATCATGCTTCTGCTTCAACCTCTTCTACTTCTTCGGGTTCAAGAGATGCACGAAGCATATTAATGAATGCTTCTTTTCCAACAGATAACTGGTCAGCCATAAACTGATTCGTATTCTGTTTGTTTTGTAAATCGTTAATGTGATTTACCATCATCTTTTGTTCGTCAGTCATGTCCTCAATAACATACTCTTTGTCATCTAAGTTCAAAACTGGCTTTTCTTTTTTTTCTTTAGCCATTATTGACTCCTTGTTTAGTTAATTATTTTGCTTCTAATGCTTCCACTTTTGCTGTTAATTCTTGTACTGCTTTCATTAACAACAACGTAAGTTGTGTTTCTGTTGGAATTGTTTTTAATGGTTTTTCACCTTCCTTAACACAATGCTCCCAGCCTTTCATGTCGTGCATTTCACCGATTGAATCTGGCAATACTTTTTCTAAATCATCTGCAACTATTCCAATTTTTGTTTTTGGAATATCTTTCGTGTGATTCCATTCCCATTCTTTTAATGGAATAGCATTTATTGTATCTAACCCTTTCATTTGAGTTGTTGCAATATCTTTTTTCATTCGCAAATCAGAACCATTAAAAAATTCAGGATTTGCTACGGTACTACTATTTTGGATACCCCCTGCCGCAGTTTCATCGCCATCAAAAAAGGATACATACTTACAATCACCAGCACTACTCGGACCATAAGCACCAGCTCTTACGCTAATTCCTAATCTGTTTGCATTATCGCCCCTATTTTCAAAGGTTCCGCAATAATCACTCGCATCATCTGACCTTGTAATGATTTTCTTTGCAAAAATTCTTGCCCCTGCTCCAGCAGTAGCGGCATCCTGACCGCAATGCACAGCAGTTACAGAAGCATTTCCAAGTGTTACTGAGTTGTCTGCTACTCCTGTTGTGTTAAATCCGATTACTGTTTGATTAGCACCATCGTTTGCACTTGGGTCTGCCCCATCACCAAGAATAGTATTGCCATCTCCTGTTGTGATAACATCTCCAGAGTTAGAACCTATGCAGACATTATTATCTCCTCCAATTATTGAACCACCAGCATCCCAACCCACTGCCGTATTTTGAGCACCAGTACAGGCATCTAATGCTGTTGCACCTACTGCTGTATTATATCCATTTGCTGTAACAGCAGTTAATGCCAAGTATCCCACAGCAGTATTAGAACCTCCCGATGTGAGGGCGGTGAGAGCACCTTTTCCTATAGCCACCGTGCCATCTTGAGCATTTCCAGCGGTATGGTCAAGAGCGTTATATCCAATAGCAACACAATTTTTTACTGCCGCATCGCCACCAGCTAACGCACTTCCACCAATCGCTACGTTTGAATCAGAATCATCATGGTCAACATCTCCCATAGCATGATAACCAATAGCTACATTATAACTTTCACCACCATCTGCTTCTTCCATCGATAGCTTCCCGATTGCGACATTTTCAGCTCCAGTTGTAAGTTTTAACATTGAGTTATATCCAATAGCTGTGTTGTGACCACCCGATGTGAGGGCTCCAAGTGCAGATGCTCCTACCGCAACAGTGCCAGAAACCTCTTCTTCTAACGCACCATCTAAAGCTAAAGACCCAATAGCAATACAATCATTTACAGCTTCAGTCGAAATAGCACCATTCATTGCCCGATAACCAATAGCTACATTATCATCTGTTTCTGTAGTAGCGTTATTAAGAGCTTGATGCCCAAGGACTACATTTCTCTCTCCTGTTGTTAAATTTTCTCCAGCCTGAAATCCTATGCCCACATTGCCAGCACCCGATGTCAGGGCGGCTAAGGCAGTGCTTCCTACTGCTACAGTGCCATCAGTAGTAGTTTGTCCAGCGGCTATCGCACCGCCAGCATTTCTACCAATGAGAATATTTTCACTGGAGGTAGTCATAGTCTTGCCAGCTCCAGAACCGATTGTGACATTTTTATCACCAGTTGTGATTGCATTTCCTGAATAATCCCCAATGATTGTATTGTCGTCACCGCCAGAAGCAAGTGCCGCACCAGCCAAGAATCCCAAAACCGTATTGTCTGCACCAGCATCATTATTCGATAGCGAGATTCGGGAGTTGACATCGAGTTTAAGAGCCGCTCTAAAATTAGTACCAGCCGCATCATCAGAATCGCCTATACTATAAGAGCCAGCATCGTCGAACATAACTTGTACATTTGCCCCAGATAAATAGTGTGTAAGAAACTGAGTTGCTTGAGAAGAACCTGTTGAATCCCGCATAATTAAACCCGGTACTGTACCTTCAATATGTAATCCCGGTGTAAAACCAGTTATAACAGGAGCCGCTCCAATTCCGACATTGCCACCATCATTAGTATTGATTAATACATCGCCAGTTCCTCTTGAGTCTATCGTAAAATCTACATTTGCATCTAAAGAAGTTGAACCATCAGCAGTTTCACCTGTAATTCCAATTCCTTTTTTATTAATTTCTACACCAATAGATTTATTTTGGGTGTAGAAAGCGGCTATGGCATTACCAACTGTATTATCGTCACCAACGACTGTTAATGGATGCTGAGGAGCCGTATTTCCAATTCCGACGTTGCCATCTTGGTTGATACGCATACGTTCAATAGGCAGTGTAGTGGTTCCAGTAGAGAATACAAGTCCTGTAGAATTATTGCTTGATGAAAATGTTTCTTCTGCTTCAGCGTGAATAGACGCTCCTACTAAAATAGCATCAGTTCCAGTTCCTTCTTTAGGAGCTTGAAAATTAATTTGACCTATTAAGTCACCCTCGTCAACATCCGTTGATGCCGAAGAAATTGTGATTTTACCAGCTTCAGCAAATGTTAATGTTTGACCACTACTACTTCCAGAAGCATTTAAAGCCACTCCAGCCGCATCAGTCATTTCAAAATGTGTTGTATCAGTAACAACTCCAACTCTTGCACCAGCAGGAATATTCGTTCCAGTAACTGACATTCCAGTAATTAATCTTGTACTTGCTGTATGAGTTATTGTTGGGTCAGCACCATAAGATGCTCCACCAACTGTAAATATATCACCACGAACTTCGAGAACAGTATTAGCGGCTTCCCCTGTATTAATTCCCACACGGCCGTTATGGTCAAGTCTCATAATTTCACCACCACCAGCTGTATTCATAGCAAGATAATCATTTCCACTATTATATGAACCATATATAAGTCCACTATATCCCCCACTTCTATTAGCATTACTAAAAACAAGGTAAGAATCATTATTAGAAACTATTGAGATACCAGCATCACCATTATTCTCTGCAATTATTTCATCGCCATAAGCAGGAGGAGACCAACTAACATCTGATGAAACGGCATGAATTGTTCCCTCGGGACTCGCAGTTCCAATTCCGACTTTTGCTCCTTTAATCCTCATTGCTTCAGTAAGAGTACCAGAAGCCATTGTTCTAAATCGGATTGAGCCTTCTTCAGAGCCATCTGTAACACTTGTTGGAAGAGTGGCTATTTCAGAGTATAAAGTTTGCTCTGCCGCATTA